GTGACATTCCCCCATTCCCCCACTAAAGTTCGCCGCATGGCTTACTTCGAGAAACGCGGGAGCGCCTGGCGCGCACAGATCCGCAGAAAAGGACACCCAACTCTTTCCGCTACCTTCGATACCAAGGCTGAGGCCCAGCGCTGGGCAGCCGAGATCGAAGGCGATATGTCTCGCTCGAGATTTGTCGATACCAGAGCGGCTATGCGAACCACCCTGGGCAAGGCCTTGGAGCAATACGAAAGGGAGATTTCTGAGCACAAGAAGGGGGCCAGCCAGGAAAGGGGGCGAATCAGGAGATGGCTGGCGCATCCCCTGGCAGCGAAAGGGCTTGGAGAAATTACTCCGTCTGATCTTGCCGAGTATCGCGACTCTCGACTGAAGGATGGGGCTTCATCGTCTACCGTTCGGCTAGATCTGGCGATCATCAGCCACCTCTATACCATTGCGACAAAGGAGTGGAGGCTTGAAGGCCTGACGAATCCCTGCAAGAACTTGCGTATGCCAAAGGGGAGCAGGGCGCGTGAGCGGCGACCAACAACCCTAGAGCTGCGGAAGATTTATGCTGAAGCGGCCAAGCTTCACCCTGAACTCCCGGTGATTATCGAACTGGCAGCCGACACAGCTATGCGCCGGTCTGAGCTTCTGCTGTTACGCCGAGAGCAGATCCGCGACAAGGTTGCGGTACTGGAGGACACGAAGAACGGTGAGCGTCGTATGGTGCCGCTCTCGAGCAGGGCTCGCGAGTTGCTGAAGTCCCTGCCTGCGCGAATCGACGGCAAGGTGTTCAGCCTTGCGCCAAACACAGTCAGCAACTACTTCCCCAAGGCTTGCGAGGCCGCCGGCGTGAGCGGCCTTACCTTCCACGACCTGCGCCATGAGGCCACATCTCGGCTGTTCGAACGCGGCTTTTCCATGATGGAGGTCGCCGCGATCACCGGGCACAAGACGCTAGCCATGCTCAAACGCTACACGCATCTTTCTCCTCACGCCTTGGCCGACAAGCTCGGCTAGGCCCTCTTCAGCAGGCGCGGCGGTTCTTTCCGTGGCCTGCCCACCTTCGGAGCCTTGTGCTCTCCCGCCTCGTACTCACGCAGGAACTTGCGCACCGTTTCCAGCCTCCAGCACACTCTGATCCCCTGCTTGAAGTACGGCGGCAGCCAGTCAGGGCGCGCCTGGATTGCGCTGCGGATTGATGATTCAGTTCGCCCGAGCAGCTTGGCAAGCTCTGGCACATGGATGATTTCAGGTTCCATAGGCAATACCTCTCCACCCCAGCTGTTGCCGGGGAGGGCATGATGGTAGGATTTGAACGCCCAGCCGGGCGGGCCTCAGGACGAGGCCCTAGTGGGCCCGGCTGCGTTACTTCGGTCGTTTCTGTTTGTTGCGGCGAGCGATGATCAGTTGCTTGGACGCCGTGGCAACTCCCTTTACAACGTCTTCCGGGAGAAGCGCCTCATTGCAGTGTGGGCAAAGCGGAGCCATCTTCGTGCTGCGCCACGCTTCGTCGATCACCTTGGCCGCACGGCTGCGGATTGCAAACTGCTCTGCCTCATGCAGTTCACGGCGACGCCTGTTCAAATCCTTCAGGCCGCCATCGAATACCTGTACCAGGTGCATGAAGGCATCGAACGGCTCGACCTCCGTTTCACAATCACTGCACCAGATGCGGCGCTCCTTTTCGTCGTAGACCATTTTCCTGTGACGGCATGAAGAAACCGGGCGCCTGGTCAATCCTCGGGCAATTCGAAGGTCTTCAATCTGGATGACCTTTACGCCGTAGAGGTATTCATGGGGCTCAATGGGTGCGTCGCTCATTCCCCACCTCCCATAGACTTGCCGATCTCGGCGGCGGCGCGGACGATTGCGAGACGAGTTGCTTCGCGAGCACCAAGCCCTTCGATGGCCATTGCGCCATTTCGGTAGTTCAGCCAGACGGAAAAGGCGTTACCGTCTAGGATTCCGGCGTCTACCGCCAGCCTCAGCGCGTCGCCGTCATCGTGTCGCGGGTCCCACTTTCTCCACCGTCCAGTCTCAGCCAGGATTACCGGTACCGCCGGGCTGGAGAGGGACCGGTACGAGTATGAAAACTGATACCCCGCCGCCCGCGCCGCCAGTTCGAGTAGTGTGCGGTCGTTCATTGCGTTGCTCCTTCTAGGGCTGCGTCGATTTCAGCGTCCAGGTCTTCCTGGTTGAGTACGATGTTCTCCGGGGTCATCCCGGCGAATACGCCGCCTTGTCTGATCGTTTCGAGGTCTCGCTCTCGCAGCCAGCGGTAGCGCGCGGCGTCCTTCGCCATGCGCCGAATCTGCTCTGGAATGCTGACATCGCCGCCGTCTGGAGGGTCCATGTAGTAGGTGCCAGGCAGGGCGCTTGCGCACTCCTTCAAGTACTGCTCCAAACACTCGCAGTGTTTCTGCGTGTCCTTGTGGGCGCAGTTCTCCGCCTTGAGCCGAGCGCTCAGCAGCTCAACCTCGGCAATCAGCTTGAGAATGGCTTGTGGATTGGCGGCGGCACGGAATGCGGAGTCTTCGCCGCCGGCTCCGGATGGATTGGCGATGTACCGCTCCGCCAATTCCTTCAACTTGTTGATATCGGTCATGGCTTGGCTCCTTCCAGGGCTGCTCGCGCCTTGGCTATCTCTCCGCAGGTATGGTCTTCCCAGCCTGTAGCGTCTGAAATATGAATCAGCGCTTGCAGGCTCTCGCGCAGGGCTTCGTTCTCCTCCTTGAACTGATCGCGTTCTTCAGTTCTACGCTTGGCTGCCTCGCGCCAATACCCACATCCGCCTGGATGCTCGGTGCATGCGGATAGTTCGTCGCTCAGCCTGTCGATCTCGTCCAGCAGGGCGAGGATGGTCGTTGGGTTGGCAGCGGAATCGAATAACTCCCAAGCAGCGGAGATCGGCTCATCCTCATTCCGCTCAATTCGGATCACTTCTTCAGCCAGCCTCCGCAGCCCTGCGTGGTCGGAAATGATCTGGTCCGCCTGCTTCACGCTTTCCAGCAGTTCGTTGAAAAGTGGCTCATCCATTCTGCTTCACCTCGATTCCGGCTTGTCTTCGGTCATGGGATCATCTCCGCCATTTCGGTGATGGCCCTTGCCAGGGCAAGAGCGTGCTCCCGGCTGTTCAGCACGATTCGCTGCTCGCCGTACCAGTCGATGCAGGCTTGGTTTCCTGTGGTATGGATTTCCAGGCCGCTGTCCGGTGCATCCGGGTGCTGTCTGACCTCGATGTACACGCCTTCTTTGTCGTCATAGACGCGCATGACTTTCTCCACGCTGTAGCTCATTTCGCCACCTCAATTCCGGCCTTCCAGAGGATTTCTCCAACGGCGTCCAAACAGTCATTCCACCCATAGCCTCGCTGCTTGCGCAGCTCTTCTTCTTCGGTTACAGCCACAAACCATGGTTTGCCAGCCGGCAACTCCACCCTCAGAGCCGCGCGGCTGGCTTGCCAGGCTTGATAGGCGAAGTCCACATCAACGTCGTCATAAGCGAAATTGGGATCGTTGGACTTCCGCAGATCGGCATAGCCGCCCATCGCTGCGGTAACCCACGCTTCAAACTCTTCTCTCATGTCAGGCACGGTCAGTCCCTCGCTTCAATTCCGGCTTCGCGCAGCGCCTTTACAATCTCTGCGCGCTCTCGCTGTTGAGCCTTGACATCAACGACGCCACGGCCATTGCAAACGTGACACCAGCGCCGCTCTAGGTCATAGCCTCGGCAATAGGGGCACGGCTTCAACTCTTGCTCCATCTGCTCAACTCCTGTCCTTTCTGTTCTGTCTGCTCGTAGAGGTTCTGGAAGTCCCCGACAACCCGGAAGACTCCCAGGACGAAGAGAACGATAACTATCACTGCGACCAGGGTTTCGTTTTCGTTGTCCACTGTTGGTCCTCCGGGGGGGGGGGCGGATTCGTTGATTTGGGGTGGCGGGCTCCTGGCCAAGAATCGGCCAGTTTTTGTGCTGAAACCCAGCAGGAATGCGGGTCTCAGCCTGACCGAAGGTGGCGGTGGCGATGCCGGGATTCCGGCATCGGTGGAGAATCAAAGGGTTAGGATTGGAGGAGGGTATCGAACTTCGCGAACAGTTCTGGCTCGCCATACTTCTTGGACAGGTATTCTCCCTTGTGCGCCGCACCGTCCTTCGCGGCCTCAAGAAGTTCCTCCAGCAACTCCCGCGGAACCACCACATGGCCTGCGGGGACTGTTCTGGTGTTCCAGGTCTCGGCAATAAGCGGTCTCGGCTCGTCTCCACATGCGTAGCGTGCAACACCGCTCGCGACGCATCCTCTGGATGCGCACACAGCAACCATTCCGCCGTCGTCCAGCTCGACGAAGACGGCCTCTCCTCCACAGCACGGGCACGGTTTCAGTTCTTCAGCCATTGCCGTTCTCCTTGTCCTGGTATCCGGTAGCATTCAGTCGGGAACGAGGTAGACCAGCCGCTATTACGATTCAGCCCTGGGACGCCGGCATTTAGGAGCTTCCGCTCCGGCACAACCACCCTTGCGCGCAGTTCCGCGACTTCCTCCCTGAGCGCCTGGGCCTCTTCGGCGAGGTCGTCGTAGTCCTGGCTAAGGACGAACTCCCCGAATTGGCTTTCTTCCCAGCCATAGATATTTCCAACCGGGCTGATCTTCTTCACCTCACTCATGACCTACCTCCTTTCGTGGTGGCATCGACTCATGACGAGGCCTGCTGAGGCGCCCAGTCGGGCTGTTGAGTTTCTCTGCTAAGGCATGAGCTTGCGCCTGGCGCTCAGGTCGAGCACCGAGCGGGCACCATGCATGCCACTCCCATTTTCCAAATTCGTCTTGTTCAAGCGTCAGCTTCGGTTCGCCGCGCGGATCGCCAGATGCGAAGAGAAAAGCCATCACACCCCCTCCTTGCCGGGCGCGGCGGCGAGCTGCGAACGGACGTATCTGAGTGCCGCCTTCCATCCTTGCCGTGCGCTGTTAGTTTTAGCGTCCAAGAACAGCCAGTGCATGGGATGGCAAGACGTGTCCAAACCCTCCTTCCTCGCCCACTCCTCGAAAGCGTCCTGTTCTTTTCCGTCGCATACATCCGGCACGCTGTGCTGAGCCTGGGTGGTTTGTGCAGCCAGTTCCACGGCAGTGTCACACCCTGGTTCAGTGGTGAAGACTGCATTCTGCGCAGCTTTCAGCCTCTCCATTGCGAGAGAAATGGACCGGTCATAAATTTCTTTGTTGTCTGACTTGTCGCGGTCGCTGCGCATCCTATTAATGTCGCGTTCTACATAACAAAGAAGCGAATTCAGCAATGACCTAAGTCCTGCGACTTCGGCCAGGGCGGCGTCGCGCTCTGCCGTGCGGCCCGAAACCAGACCATCAAGACGAGCAATTTCCGCTTCCCGCTCCCGGATTTCGTTCTGCAAGGCTCGGTAAGTTTGCTGGCCGGAATCCATGTAATCGTTCTTGTGCTGGCGGAGTTGGGCGATCACCGCCCGCAGCTCCCCGACGATGCGCTCATGCTGGGCGACGGTCATCAGCTCGTCATCGCTCACCTCGCAGCCGCGCTCACGCCAGTGTGCTACCTGCGCGTCATGCTGGTCCTTGAAGTAGTTGAACGCCTTGTGCGGCTGGCCGTGCTTCGGATGTTCGGCAGTGGCGAGATAGCCCACTACCTCCGGCCGCTCCGCCTCTGCCTGCTCCGCCTGCGCCGGGGAGGGTTGCGCCAGGGCGGCGTGATCAGGTGCAATTCGAGCGTGCGTGACCATCCAATCAAACACGTCCTTCATGTCATTCAGCGATACGCCAATGAACTTGCCGTCCTTCGTGCACAGGTCAAGCAGCCTCTCGCCACCCTTCATGAGCATCAGGAAATTTGGATTGAGTATGTTGGGTAGAACGGTGTTGTTCAGGTGATCATTCCAATCGCGCAGGCGCTCGATCTCGTCAGCGGCCTCCTCCTGGTGGCCAGGAAGTGCCTCACCTTTACGCAAAAGACTGATCAAATGTCGGTCATACTCTTGTGAGACTGGCGATGGAACCTCCTGTGCGCCCTCTGCCTGGAAGTCGCGCTCATCCCCGCCTGCCTGCTCTACCGCAGGATGTGCCGGACAGGGATGGCGGAGGGAGCCGCCTCCGGAAGGGCAGGTGCAGGTGGCGTCGGGGCTCGCTCCTTGTAGCCCCTCGGCCGGGCTCAATGAGGATTTTTTCTGAGAGCCGGCCCGGATGTTCTCACCCGTAACTGTGGCGCTGGTAGAGCGGATCTGGTCCATCTGAATTTTCGATGCGGTCATGGGATTTTTCTCCAGGCCTCGGTATTTTCGAGGTCAGAAACGGTGATCAGTCGGCGCCGGCGCTCGATGTTTTCGAGCTGCAGGACATTGCCCAGGCTGTCGATGACGACCCAGTGAATGCCGGTGGGAATGTGCAGGTAGCGTGCTGGCGCGGGAGAGCAGAGGGCGTTTATGCGGCGGACTGCGGGGCTTTCGTCGAATGGCATGGCTCATCCTCCGGGTAGACCCGAACGCCATCGGCGCCCTGGGACTGGTTGATCGCCATCTGCTTAACCGCTCTCGCGATGCGCAGAATGTCGTCCGATGTCATAAGCTGGCTTTCTTCAGGCCAGCCGGTGACCGTCACACCGCAAGGGCGGTGATTCGCTGTTAGCTGGTGCATGGGGTTATTCCTGTTCGGTCAGGGGTGGCAGACTTCGACGACGCGGTGATAGTCGCCACGGAAGGGCATTGCCTTGTAACCCTGGTTCATGGGGTAGATTCCCCAGGACTGGCGAGAGCAGGCCGCCATCATCGCCGCGTACTTGATGACCTCGATGACATCTTTTTTGATGTACATGGCATGACCCTCACGCACCCATCGCTGATTTGATCTGCGCTGAGTGGCTGCGGCTGACGGGTATCCAGTTCTCGGTTCCGAGCAGTAGTAACTCGCCGGCTTGGCTGTCATCAGGTCGGGTTTTGAACATGCTGATCAGCGAGCGTCGGACCAAGGCCTTCCGGTGGGCGCGGATGAACTCGTCGGCGAACTCGGTCTCCAGGGCCTTAAGCGTTTCGTTCAAGACAAGTACGCCATCCGGGTAGTACGCGATGACGTACTTGTCTTCGGCGACGAAGTGGGTGATCTGCGAGACGGAGATTTCCTTGGAGTGCTTGCCGCAGGTGGCTTTGAGCACGGTTCTCATGCTGCCTTCTCCCGTAACTTTGCCTCGTACTCGTCGACAAGCAGCTTGAACGACCACAAGTCGGACTCAAGTTCCTCGATGTAGTCGTCGTCGCGCTTGAACTCTCGCCACCAGAGTTGACGGCCTACAGGCTCCAGTGCAGGGCAGTACATGCCGACGTGCCAGAACTTGCGGCCAGTGATCCACATGCATCCTTGAACCTGATCCATGATTCCGCTGGCGTCGTTGTCGATGTGGAAGGCGCGTAGCTTCTCGGGAGCGAGAAAGCACTTGTACTCGCTGCCGCCATCCTCGCCGATCAGTCCGTCAGCACTGGCGCCGAAACAGCCGTCGTCGGTTGTCACGAAGCCGGCGCGCTGGATGATCAGGCCTGTCTGAATCTCGTGCTCCATGCGGGCCTCTGGTTCCAGTTCGTGACCACGCTTCATCTGCCAGGTCTCGAATCCTCCATCTAGCGGCTGCCCGCTGATACGCTCAACGGCCAGCTTGAAGGCGTAATCCAGAGCGGCGGAAGTCGGCTGGCCTTTGTTGGCGCCAGATTTAAGCCTTGCGCGGGCATCGCCGAACATACTGGCGGTGATGCACCCGGCCCTGGCCTGGTGCCATTCGGGGCTTCCTTGGTCGCAGGTGATAATAATCATTTCTCTGTCCCCTCAAGAGCCTTGCCACGTTCGGCCGCAGCCGCTTTAACGCGCTCATAGCCAGTCGTGTCGCCGGCCGCGCGAAGCACCCCGACAGCCGCCTTCCAGATCGCGGCGAGTTCGTCCTTATCCTTGGCCTCGTCAATGCGCTCCAGAATGTCGATAACGACCCGCTGATCCAGAGCGGGCTGCTGCGATACGGCGCTGAACGCGTCATCGTCTTCGCCGTGGGTTGTGTAGTTGAGCAGGGCGCCTGCTGTGTAGCGCTTGCCGTAGCTGACCGAACTGGCCACGGCCTGGACGGCGTTCTTGTTGCCGCTGGTGTCTGCCGGAAGCAGCATCGAGGTGCGCTCGCTGTGACCGCCGCGGTGACTGAGGACTCCTTCAACTTCGACGCCTTTCTCATTGCGCGGGGTGCGGAATGTCAGGGCAAATCCGTGCTTGGCCAGGATCGGCTTTAGGTGCTCGTTGATGTCCTCCCATAGCGCGTAGCTGTAGCGGCCATTCGCGTCTCCACGCTCCGCAATTGCGGGCAGTTCTTGCTGCATTGCAGCTAGCGCCTCGGTGTACTGCTGCTCTGCCTGTCTGGCCTGGAATCGCTCGTGCATCTGCATCAGGCGCTCCATCTTCTCGATGTCGCACTGAGGGTCTGCGGCGGCGCGCTGGATCACTTGAAGGATCGTTGCCGACTCACCAGCTTGGATTACGGCAGCACCTTCCTGCCGCTGTGCAATGGAGTTGCTCATGATGGGCCTCAGTAGTTGATCGAGATATGAGGAACCTTGCGCTGAGCGATCAGGGTGATCGCCTGCTTGGCGCATTCCTCGGGCATGCCACCGGCGATAAGAGCCGCCAGCGCTTCGTTGTTGATGGCTTTCTTGTGCGCCTTGTCGGCTTCGCGTGCAGCAGCCTCGCGTTCGATGCGGGCCTGCTCATCGGCCTGCCGTTTGCGTTCTGCCGCTGCGGCTTCTTCAGCGCGACGTTGCGCATCACGCTCTGCTTGTTCTGCGCGCTGCTTGGCTTCAATGGCTTCGCGTTCGGCGCGCTCGGCGGCAAGCTTAAGTTCAAGTTCGCGGCGCTCTGCTGCGGCCTGTGCTTCGGCTTCACGGCGTACTGCTGCGTCGCGTTCTGCCTGGGCCTTGGCCTCTTCCTGACGCCGTGCCTGCTCTGCTGCTTCGCGGGCAATGCGCTCCTCGCGCTCTTTCTGCTCGCGTGCTGCTGCTTCGGCGCGCAGGCGTTCCAGTTCGGCCTGCTCGGCTTCGTACTGCTGACGCTTGGCCAGGGCTTCGCGCAGGGTGGACAGCGATGCCGACTTGACGCGATGCGCCTCGGCTTCGAACTCTTCCCAGCTTCCATCAATCTCATACTCTTCAATGAGGCTGATGGCCGAAGCAATTTCGGCGGCGCTGCGGCCTTCAACATCCACGCATCGCAACTCGCTGATGCGGCGTTCATGCTCGGCTACGCGCGCCTTCTCGGCCTCTTCCCACTCAGTCAGAGGTCGGCGCACCTCTTCCTGCCAGCCGTCCAGCAGGTCGCGCATGCGCTTGCGCTCGGCATCGATCTTCTTCGGAACTTCCTTCAGCTCAGCGACCAGTTCTTTGCCGACGTTGTCCAGCGCCGTCTTGGAGCGGGCTACTTTGTAGGCAATGGATGCGATAGCCTCTCGGCCCTTGCGAGTGGTCACATCCGGCACGAAGCCGTCGATCTCTTCGCGAATCTTGGCCAGGAAAGGATCCAGGCCATTGGCTGCCGAGTAGACTTTCAGAGCGGTTTCTTTGGCTGGTACTTCGACCAGTTGGTTTTCTGCGGACATGAATGCTCCTCGCCGCGCATGCGCAGCCAGTGAAGGGAGGGGTTAGGCGATCTGCTCGAATATATCGAGCTGCGCAGAAGCGCATTGCTGCTCGCCGGACGGAAGTGGCTTTGCGGGTACTTGCTGGATTGTTGGCTTAGGCTCTGCCGAAACCTCTTCGGCCTCGATGCCAAACTCACAGATCACTATCTCGCAGACTGGACTCACGCCTTTCCAGTCATTCAGATACATGCTGGTATCAATGCCGCAGTTCATTCCCATGACGATCCCCGTCTGATCAATGAACTTGCGGCATTCCTTGTTGATCTGCTGCTCGAAGTGTTGCTTACCTGAATAGCGGAAGGGGGCCGACATCTGGGGGATAATAAAAGCGCCCCAGGAGGCTAGCCGGCTGGCCAGCTCGATCACCTTGTATTCGAACTTCCCGCCGGAGTAGGCGCCATCAAAATCGGCACCGGTATTTATCTGCCCGAATGGCGGGTTGGAGATAGCCCAGTCGAAGGTTCCGATATTCCCGATGCCGAACACATCACCGACAATCCATTCGGCGTCAGGAACGACGCGCTTTCCGACCTCTGCGTACTCAGTATTCTGCTCAACGCAGACGATTCGCTTGGCTCCATCAGAGCAGGCGAACGACAGACGCCCGATCCCGGCGCACAGGTCAATGATTGTTCCTCCGTTCACTTCGATAGCGAAGTCTCGGGCAAGTCCTTCGGGGGTGAAGAAAGCGCCTGCCAATCCGTTCATGTTGGTGGCTCCCTCGTGGAAGTTATCCAAGATGAACAGCCGGTCATCGAGTGATAGGTGCTTATCGCTATGGGCCAAGTCCAGCGCCTGCTTGTGACGCTTGGCCTGGTCCTTTGTGATCTTGGCCATATCGTTCTCCAGGTAGAAGGGGAAAGGCGCTTACGGCGCCACTCGGCAGCGTCACCCCCGCGGGATGAATAGCGTTGCGCTAGAAGCCGCTGCTGCGGGTGTTTTCTTCATGCCGCCCACCGCCCGCTGGGGAAGCCGCAGTTATCCGGATTACCGGCCTGCTGCGGACAGGTGCGTAGATTCTGCGGTGATAATGCCGCCCCATATCGGTCCGGCTGCCAGGATGAAGAGGTACAGCAGACCTCCGAAAAGGCTGCCCATCCAGATGGCTGTGCGGCGGGTGTTCATGCTGCCTCCTCAGATCCATTCAGATGCGAGATAAGTGAATGCTGTTGCAGCCACTCTTGGAACCTGGCCATTCCCAAGGGCTTTAAGTCTGTCCACTCTAGAGGCCACCCCATCAGCCACTCGACCCACGTCGGGTTCAATTGGCCACGCGCCTTCCTCTCCGCCAGGGATTGGTTGTTCCATTTGTTCGCGTCCGATGCATTTGGAGTTGGCCATCTCTGAACTACCGCGCCGAGCGATGGAGACTTCCGATTGTGATCGCCTGGCGCACCATTCCTTTTCCAGTCCGAAGCCAATGGTGTTGGAAACTTCTTCGCCGCGGCCGGTAAGCCGTTTCGAGGGTTGTTCACATCGAAGTTTCCGCGCTTCTCCGCATCGTTCGCCTTTGGCGTGGGCCACGATCCAGATGCGGTCCCGCTGATGGGGCGCCCCGACGTCGGCGGCTCCCATAACACACCATCGAGCGTCATACCCCAGCTCGGTAAGGTCACCGAGGACCACGGCAAGTCCTCTTCGAACAAGGAGCGGTGAGTTCTCCACGAAGACGAATCGCGGTCGTACCTCACCGACGATTCGTGCCATTTCTCGCCAGAGCCCTGAGCGCTCACCGTCGATTCCGGCGCCATTCCCGGCAGCTGATATGTCCTGACACGGGAATCCGCCAGAAACCACGTCAACAAGGCCGCGCCAAGGTCTTCCGTCAAATGTCCGAACGTCATCCCAGATCGGGAAGGGCGGGAGAATGCCGTCATTTTGTCTTGCGGCAAGAACGCTTGCGGCATAGGGTTCGAACTCGACAGCACAGACCGTGCGCCATCCGAGGAGGTGGCCGCCAAGAATTCCTCCACCAGCGCCCGAGAACAAAGCCAGCTCATTCATTTGCCCTCCTCATAGCCCCGCCACCTCAACAAACGCCACGGCGAACATGAACACGCTGCCCACAAAAAAGCCGCCGAAGATCAGGACTTGGGCGGCCTCTTTCAGGTCGATGGTGATGGTCATGGCGTGCGCTCCATGGCGGCGTCGATGGCTGAATCCAGTTGCTCAAACCACATGACGTCCTCGCCGTCAGCCGTGACTACGAAGAAGTAGTCCGCGTGAGAGTCCATGCTATCGCCGAGCAGACGCCCGCTGTCACGCAGCCACCGATACCGCTTAGCATCAGCCTCAGCAGCGCGCAGGCGGGCGATCAGACCGCGCAGTTCTCCCATGGTGATTGCTGAATCTTCGTCGCCGAGGAAAGCGGGATGCTGCGAATACCCTTCCAACTCCGCCAACTGCTCATCACTGATAGGGGTTGTCATTTCCCTCCCTCCTGGCGGCGGTAGCCGTGGTCGTACAGGATTTCGCAGAACTGCTGCCGCGAGGTCAGGCCGAGGCCGTTATCGTGGGGCGGGTCAAGGGCGAGCATGGCTTTCACCGCCTGCGCGCGCTCCTCGGCGGCGACCTGCTCGGGGGTGCGGATTGGGCGGAAGTTGTTGGCCGTGGAGTAGCTGACGGTGAAGCGCGGCGATCCCGTCCCGTAGCGGAAGAACGCGACATTTCTACCGTCGACATTGCCATGACCAATAACCTCGACTTCAAGCCACGCGAGGTCATCCGCTGTGCCGTAGTGCTCGCACACCGTCCCAACCGGCGGCAGGCCCTGGCCGTCCCATTCAACCTTTGCTGGGCGCTCAAAGAGGTAATTTGCGCAGGTCGGGAATTCACTACCTAACCACCCCCTTCCCTCGCTCCAGTAGTCGTAGTCGCCGAACATTCCAGGTATGCGATAGAACTGAAGGTAGTTATCAGGTCCAGTGAATCCAGCCTTGTTTGAACCCTCTGGCGCCTTGCTCCAGTCAATGCTCATACTCGTCTCTCCCTAACCAGTCGTTCAGCGTTCTCGATCAGCGTTGCTTCGAATGCGCGGAACCAGATGCGTTGTGCGAGTTCCATGTCGCCTCGGCGCACTGCAAGCAGCAGTTGGGTCATCGGGCACTCTTTGCTGTCGACCTCTGCGAGCCACTCCGGGACGAAGCCGGCAAAGCCGTAGACCGTAAACTCAGGGCCGATAAAGGGCCTCTCTTTCCGGTCATGGAACGGCACGCAATCACCGTCCTCGCAGTTCAGAAGCTTCCCGACCTGCGCAGTGACGTACTCGCGGTCGCCGTCATCATCAGGCGGCAGCGCGTTGTCCCAGCGCTCCTGGGCGTATTTCAATGCGGTGTTCATGTTTCACCTCGCACTCTTCACCCGAACCTCAAAGGATCGGTGTAAGTAGCTTCAAGAAACTGATCGCAGATGTTTTTTGCCCGCTCGCAAAGAGCGATATTGAACAGCCCGAAGTGGCATTGCTCTTTTGGAATTTTTAGTTGCTCAGCTAGCCATTCATATGCCTGGGTTCTCTTCATCAACTTGTCGCGCCAGATGCGCTCGAATGGGCGCTTGCAGCGGTTTCTGGCTTCGCGTAGCGGTTTGTCTGCGAGCGTACCGAGAGGAAGGTCTGTATCAGGGTGAAGGCCAACGAAGGAATCGCAGTCGCCATTGAAATTCGCACAACGGTAGGCGTATGGCCAATCTCCGTATGACTTGCCACGATAGATTTCGCTGTTGTTCACAAGATCAACATCGCTTCCGCAGTACGGGCAAACGGTTGGAATTGGGAGAGCATGGGTAACTCGTTTCAAAGCCTTCCTGCTTACGTGTGGTAGCGGCTCAGGAGCGATGATGCGGTTTTCGCTGTACGCTCTTGGATCAATCATGTTTTTCTCCATGCGCGTGCATGCGGCAGCGTCCTGTCTCGCTGTCGTCATACAGGCGAAAAAATGCCCGGACTTGCCGGGCTAAGAGGGGTAGGGTGGGGATGCCGGAGCTGATCCCGGCCTCTGCGTGGTCCGCACATTGCAGGTGCGTTGAACAGTCAGTGAAGTGCCGAAGCATCTAGAGCCCGACTCCCGCAGTGCTCTAGGGACTGCCCGCCTGCACGGGTTCCCTATCGTTAGCTGGTCAGCACCCAGCGTACATCCCCATTGAAGGGTGGCGTCCTTGCCGGGGAAGTCAGGGCTTCTCTCTGGCGCACTCGTTGTAGGCGTCTTCCTGCTGAATCCAATCAGCAGCGTCGAGATAAAGCGGCCAATCGTCTTCGCCGTGGTCGTCTTGGTTCTGCTCCCAATCGTCCGCGAACCGTTCAAGCTCTGCGAAACGCAGCTTGATGTACTCGCGCACGGTCATCTTCTTGCTCATCTCGCCTCCAGTGCGTGTATGCGCACGGGCGCGGTTAGGCGGTGGCCTTTGCGATTGCGGCTCGGGCTTGATCTACCTCATCGAGGAATTCTGCATCGGCTACTTCGTTAGTTATCCTGGCCACGCAAGCCTCCAGAGCCTCAAGCAGCTCGGGCGCGGCAGCCAATAATTTGGCATTCGCTTCGCCCTCCGGGATTTGGCGATTGTAACTAGCAATCACAATATCGCCGTCTTCGGTTGTTATCTGAGCCTCAAGCTCATCGACTGGGTTGTAGCCAGACCAGTAGTCCCATGGCCCTGGCGTGTATGACTGCTTGCTCATTCTGTTCTCCTGCCTGTCAGGCGTCTTGCGGTGGTTCGGGTAGGGGCATCCAGTGAGTGGTTTCAGGCCGTTCTACATGGCCCGGTCCATCGGCACAGGTTTCGATGCGCTGGCAAGAGTCCTCAGCCAGCATCCAGAAACCGCCTTCATCCGAGCCTTAGTCAGATACCCAGCGGTCGAGCTCGAGAGCGAAACAGCCCCAGCCAGGCCACTTTCGCCAGACCATGACTTCATCTGAGTGCTCCGGCATACGGTCACTGCACTTGATCCACTCACTCATCTCTCACCTCACCAATACATAGTCAGAAACAGCACCACGAACAGCGCTGCGAACTCGCAAAGGTCTGGCATGGATTCCTCTCTTCCCGTATCAGGGCAAATGGAGCGAACGCCGGGCGCTTCCCCGGATGCGTCAGGTCTGGCTGCGCTAGCCCCTCGACTCGTTCGCTGTTCGATGGCGGCTCACTCGTCGAATTCGACGAACTCGCACTCGGCATTCAACTGATACCAAGTGTCCGGCTCTACGCCGTTCTCCCCGACCTTGCTGGCGCGGATATGGATTAGGCGCCCCTCGTCGTCACGATGACATAGGACGATGGCGCTACCGGCAGATGCGCGAGCGCGGCCTTCGATGCCCAGGGATGCGGCGACGGATTCCTTGCCGCTGACCTCGGCTGCCGATTGGTAGCCGGTGTTCGACGCTGCCGATTGGTAGCCGGTGTTCGACGCTGCCGA